GATAACCCCGCATGTTGGCGCAGATGCTCCAGCAGTAACTTCCCAATAACTATTAAAAGATAGCGCGTTAATTGTGGCTTGAACGGCGGTTGTTCCAGAAGTTAGATTGCCGTTTGTTATATTTGCCGCAGACGCAATAACAGGATTCAATGTCGCATAATTCCCCACCGGCTGCGTTCCACTTGCAGCATTGGTTGGGCTGTCGATCATCGAATCGTATGTAGTGCCAGCAGTCACACTGATGTTATTAGGCGTCCAGTTGTTGCCATTGCCGCTGGAGTCTTTACCAATAGTCGTAGCAGTAGCACCACTGTTATCGGCAAACTTAAGATAGAAACCGTTATTGCCGTAAGTGCCAGTATATTTAATCGGTTGCCATACACCGTTAGCATCGGTTTGACCAAAACTGGAGGGGGTTAGGGCTTGACCGTCAACAAAGTTGACTTCGGCTAAATAGCCGTCAAAGTATTCTGCTGGCCCGCTTCTAGCTCCAATGTAATGAGCGTTTGCTGAATTTATGTTTGCTAGTGTTCCTGTATAAGACAAAACACTAAGATTGTTTATATAGGCGGTTACAGTTGTTCCATTGCTATTTATAACTAAAGGATACCAAGCAGAAGGGTCACGATAAACAGCAGTTGATGTTGCAACAGCCGCACCCGCTTTCCAAAAAACAATGGAATCTGCCCCATAATAAATTACAGTACCAGTAGAAGGACTAGTTCCAAACAAAGATTGATATGATGAGCCGAGGATGCCGCGTTTAAGCCAAAAACTTAATGTCCAAGTATTTGCACTTGTTGGTGTAGTAAATGTTCTATTTAAATACGCACTAGCACTCGCACGAAACCGCAGCGAGTTACTGATTGAATACGCGCTTGGCGCGGTAGTGCCTTGGAAAAAATCTTTAGATGCAAACATAATTAACTAAAATTTAATTGTGAAAGTCCAAACCAGCTAGTGCCATCCGAAAAGAATGACAATAGATCGTATTTGCTGGCAGTTGAAGTCAACGTGGGCGCAGATCCACCAGACCACTTAACTGACGTAAATGTGCCTGTAAACCCGCCAGCGCCAGAGTAAACAATCAGCACAAATGACTTTCCAGCAACGGCAGTAGGCATCGTAAAGGTGCAATTACCCGTCATTGTCACTGTTTGGAACGTGCCATTGGTCAAGGACAGTGTCTGAGCAGTTCCACTGTTACCGATAGACACTACACTTTCCGTATAGTTGGTCACGGTAGGGTTATTGACCGTAGATCCCGTAAACGTGAGATTACCAAGCGTCGTGGTCGTAGTTCCCAAATAAACGGCAGTATTTCCAAGCGTAATGGCAGTAGAAAAGTTGCTATCAAGCTGCGACAACGGAATAGAAGTCGTAGCAGTAGCAAAAGTATATGGAACGCCCATTAGAACCTCACCCTCAATTCATGCTCAAATTCATAGCCGTGGTATGTGATACCAGGCATGGTTGCGGTCACGGTCTGACCCAAGTATTTACCATATTGCTGTGCGTCAGTCTTATACAAATTGTAGCCAGAACCAATCCAGTTTATTGATGCGCTGCTATTGTTTATCCAGCCAATCGTATTACCAAATACGTTAGTCCAAGTCGAAATATTATTCAGCGTATATTGCGGACTGGAACCAGCCTCGCTATCAATCGTCAGATACAAGTTACCTGAGTTAAGAAGCGTAGCCTCTACCGCAGCCTTCAACGCTTGCTTAGTCCTGATCGGATCACCCATTGGCATCAGGGCAGTCTGGACCGTGCTACTGGTATTTCCAGTGGAATTGCCATACAGCGTATATAGCGCATTGGAATCTACGCCATACAATGTAATTAAACCGCTGACGGGTGCGCTGACAATGTATTGAAGCGTATCGCCCTGACTTGTAATAAACCACTTCTTTTCAAAGAATACGGCTTGCACATAACGTGAGCCGCCATAGTAGTTTTGCTTGAAATTAAAGGCAGCGCACAGAATACCCTTCAACAATACCTGACCACCATATACCGGCGATGTAAAGTCAATCGTCGGGAATATGCCATCAAGCGCATCGGATATCTTGCTGGTTGTCGAGCCTACCAGCGCATAAACGCCGTAATCATTAAGCAGCAAAACAGCGCGAAAATAAGGGAAGATTGCATACTTACGCTTAGAGCCTACTGACGCACTGACGTTGGTATTGGTAAACAACGTCGTGCCGGCAGTCGTAACCCTAACGTCCGAGAATACGTTGATACTGTCATCGCCAAAGATATACAGGAAGTTATTGGCAGACAGAAGCTGGATAATATTGCCGTGCAGAGTCGAATCAGTCAGGATGACATTGCCGGCTGATACGCTGGTAAAGTCGTTATACGATCCAGCGGCAGAATAGGCTACTGTGCGGCCATAAGAGATCCAAACACGACCAGAAAACGACGCAATACCACTATTTTGGTCAGTATTGATGACGCCCTTGGCAGTGGCATTAGAACCCCCGCCACCAGTGATTGTGACCGTCAAATTGGCTGAATTGGTGTATCCAGAGCCAGGATTGGTCATTACGACCTGCGTAATCTGACCACCGGACAGGATGGCATTGCCAGCAGCATTGCTACCACCGCCACCAGCAATGGTAACAACCGTATTGGCAGCATTGGTATAGCCTGTGCCACCGTTAGTAACCAATACGGTCACGGTTCCAGTGGCAAATGACAAAACACCCGCCGTTGCCGCCCCGTTAGAGCCGCCACCCCCCGTAATAGTCACGGTTGGGGACGATGTATAGCCAGAACCGGCCTCACTGAGCGTAATCGAAGTTATGACGCCATTGGCAATGGTTGCCGTGGCATTAGCCTGGACTCCATTAGCGTCGTTTGGAGCGCCTATAGTGACTGCGGGGGCGCTGGTATAGCCTGTGCCGGCATTGGTGATGCCTATGACGCCTACAGAGCCTACAGCAACGGTATTATTGCCATCCCAAGTGAAATATCCCTTGTCAGGGTCAATAATCAACGCCCTGTCGATCTTCCATTGGGTCGCTTGAACGCCAGAATTAGAGAATGTGCCGGCTACGGCTACATTACCCTTAACGGCATTAGTGATATTGAAGTATTCAGCCCGTCCATCCTGCTCAAAGGCCAGAATGTAGTCTTTATTGTTGACGTTGACGGTTGCGGTATGGACTACGTTGTTGGAAAACGTAACTGCGACGTTTCCAGACGTATATACGGTGCTACGATTGTTGACTACCTTGAGGTTAGCGTAGCCGATAGGCATCACGTTCTCAATCCATGAGAACTCGTCCTCCCCGATAGAAGTGCGATTAGCCTTGGTATTAAGCCCTTTAAACTGCTTGATAACCTGATATGACTTTTTTTGCTCGGCAGCGGCCATATCAGTATGGAGTCGAATAGGGGTTAGGCATCCTTCTCGTATAAGTGCTGGTCAAGACCGATTGAGCATGTTTGACATACTCTTGCTTGAATATTTCTGCTTCTCCATAAGACTGCTCTTTAAACTTGGCCGTATAACAAGCGTAATACGCCACAGGAGAAGTCCAAGGATTCGGGATCGAATCCACATCCGATGATGAAACCAAATCAGTAGGCTGAATTACAGTATCGCACTCCATCGGATAGGTTTGATCTGGAACAGGCGAAATATAAACGGTCGTAGGCCCATACATCGAGAAGGCGATTGGGCGTCCTACATAGTTTTGCCAGAACCGTAGTTCTGAATTGAATTGAGTCCAAGGCATATAGCGCATTGGAACCCTGGTGTTACCCCAAATCAAGTTGATGTTAATAATATCCATCGTCAGAATTCCCTGCGGGAAGTCCGTCGCAAATGAATACGTTTCTTGATTGGTATTGGCAGTGACGGTCTGAACGGTTCTCAGACAGCCAGTATCGCGGACAAGCCGATTCCTTGCCGCGTTGATGTAATCAGTTAATTCTGGATCAGACCAGAAATTAGCGTTAGCATCATGCAAAAGCCGCCGACATTGCGTAATGTAGTCGGAAAGTGTTGTTGCCATTTACCTTCCATATCAAGCGGCAAGTTGAATGGACTTTCCCCCCGCCTTTTTAGGGGGCAGGGGTACTCGCTCAACGACGGGGGATAAAACGTCGTTCTTTTGTGGCGATGAGTCCGAAATCACGAACCTAGCGAGAATTTCCAAACCGTCAGGAATGTCATTGGTAGTTTTGATGATACCAAGACTTGCCATATAAGGTTCTTTGTTCTCTGCGCCGTAACCAAAAATGTGACGAACTGCCACCTCGTCAAGTTCGATAGTCTTGCCAATCTCAAACTTGATTTCTTGACAGCCGTAATCAACCACCAAGGGTCGATTCCATTTATTCGTCACATACATGGCTTTAACCTTAAAACGAAACTACGTCACCAAACACGCTAATATTCACCGCAGTGTTAGCAACGGAAACACCCACTTTTACAAAGAGGGCATTTGCCGTATATGCAGTGGTAGAAGCACCGCTTGCAAGAGTCAAATCTTGCCAAGTATTAGCCGCAGTAACATTACCAAGAGTCTGACCCGCTGCGGTGGTAACAGCGTTGGACGTATTGCCATCGCTGCTGGTCAGAATAGTAACATTAGCCGTAGCCAAGCTAGAAACGGTGCCGCCGGCAGTATTAGACGGGTTTGATACGGTAATCTTGCGGAGGATAAAAGATCCACCGCCGATACCGCCGTTCAGAATAGGCAGGGCAACAACAGCATTGCCGGTGGTTGCAAGGCTTTGACCTTGAACAAACGCCAAACGATAGCTACTGAAAGCATCCTGCGTATTTTGACTAACCGAATCTGCGCTCGACATGACCTCTCCTTACGACGTAGCGTACGACGATTGAGTGGCCGCTTGACCGCCATTGACGGTAATCAGAGTCGCGGTGGTATTTGCGTTGACAGCTTTCGCCGCCACGTTAGTGCCATCCGAAACAAAATAACCGCCAGTGTTGTTAGCAATCATCGTGCCCCAATTGGAACCGTCATACATGATGATCGTGATGTTTGCTTGTGCGTTCATCTGGTAGCTACCCGCCGTAACAACGGTACCGTTACCAGTGGTAACAGCAGCGACAGTCGTGGTTTGCAGATAAGCAGATGCGGTGTTGGTAACAGTCCCCGAAACGAGGATTTTATTCATTGCGAGTGCCATGACTATTCTCTCCTTATAGGCTCAGTGAGTTATAGCCGGTCACTTTGGTCATTGACTTCGGTTTTGTCGATACCAATTCGGCAATCGTCAGAACCGCGCCAACATAACCAATTTGCCAGTTCGGAAGGGTGGACTCAAAGCCCGTGAACACAAACGAACCTTGCTCATGGATATAGAGCGACAGGTAGTTGCTGTTCAGCAGGTAGAGAGTGCCTTCAGGACAATACGGATCGGGGTAGATCGGCACACCCGCGACCATCAGCGCACGGAAAGCCGCTTGCGGGCCATTCGAGTCGCTGTCAAAGCCGTGACCAGGAGTAATAACGTATTGCTCTTGACCGACGTAATCTTGCGCCAGCAGCGTCCAAGTGCCAAAGCCGCAAACGCCAAACGACGGGACTTCTGCGCCGTTCTTAACCGTGCCGCTGATGTATTGCAGCACGTTCTGACGGGTCGGGTTGACCGAACCAGCCGCGTATTGCTTCGATTGCCACCAGCTATAGGTGCTACGATCAATGCCACCGTAGTTACCGGCAGACGGGTTGCTCGACGAAACAGCCGCCGGCAGACCGATGAATTGCTGGGTATTCGTCGTATTGTTATACAGCGAATAGGCCATCGCATCCATCATCACGTTGGTCGCGTCGTTCATACGCGCTTCGATCAGCGGGATAACGGCATAGTCTTGCTGGACTGCACCTTCCATCCCAAGGAACGGAACGGGGCAAATCATCAGCTTCAAGTTAAATTCGGCATTAAACGCACCTTGCTGAACAGCCGGCTGCGCGAACGAGCCACTGTAGTCAGACCACTGAGCGTTAACGAATTGGGAACCCTGAACCGGAACCGTTACTTGCGAAACACCGCCAGTTGCCGATTGGCTGTTCGCAATAAGCGCAGCCATCAGGGGAGTCGAGTTGTAGATCTGGACAACCAGCTTCGGAATAAACGCACGCCGAGTGACATAAGTCAACTCGTTGTATTGAGAGGTTCCCGAAGCCGGAAGAATACCGCCGCCAATGGGGATGGTTTATCTCCGATTAAAAAAAATATCCCCTAGTTAAAAACCAACCGGACGAGCGTTCTTACGCAGTTCGGTCAACGCTTTTGCCGCTTCTTCCCGCGCAGATTGCACAGGATTTTTCATATACTTTGCCAAATCAAATTGTTTCATTGGACTTGGGTTATACGAGGAAGGAGTAGGTTGTGCAGCTTGCTTCATCCATTGCCAGTATTCTGCCGCCGTGTCATGGTTGGTGATTCCCTTTTCAAGCATGACTTTTTCAACCTCCTCAACATCTTTTTCGTCGCTGATAAGACCGTTTTCTTTAATTCTTTTACGACGCCTTTCAAGCGCCTCGACAGCATCTCGCTCTGCGAGTTTCGATTCAAGGGCTTTGACCCTATCTTCTGCTTTCTGGACTGCGGAATCAGTTTTTTCTTCAATTTCCAACTCCGGTATGACCATATCCGGCTTATGCTTCTTGGTCAGCCGGAGAAACTCTTTTCTAGTCGCAGGATTCTCAGAAAGCTGACGAGCCAGCAATGCCAACTCGTCACGCGCTTCCATGCTCAGATCTTCAAGGCTCATAATTATCCCCTAAGTTATGTTAAATAACTTTTTTGCCGGTCAGAGTGCTTTCCAGCGGCATCTTGCTTTTGCTGACTTTGCCAGCAGCGTCAAGGCCACCAAATTGCGAAAAACGCGGCGTATTGGTGATCTGGCCGTGTTGCTGGTTGTTATCAGTCGGGCGGCGCGGTTGTGACGCACCACGGGGTTTGAAAAGATCCATCTTTATCTCCTTACATCATCGGTTGAGGTGCGCCACCAGGCGGCATACCGCCAGGAGCAGGGGGTGCCATCCCAGGGATAGCGGGTGCAGCGGCCATCGCCTTGCCTTCTGGCGTAGCGCCACCGGCTTGAGGCAGGTTTTGAAGCATTTGCATGATTTCTGTGCCTTGCAGTTCCTTGGTCTTTTCTTTTTTGCCACCAAGGATGCCGGACATTTGTTTGAGAACGGACAGTGCTTTTTGTCCTTCAGGGCTTTCACTGCCAAGCGCCGGCAGTGCTTGTTCAATCAGATCCATCGCCATTGAGATGTTAATCATCGCGCCTTCGCGGGTTCCCATCTTGGGTTCCGGCGTGGACATGGGCGAGGACATAGGCGCGGATTCCGTATCGGAGATAGCGCCTGTAGGCGTTTCCATTTCTGCGGGGGCAGCACCACCCGCAGGCGCTCTTTGCGCTTTAATCATTTCCATCAGACGATCCGACGGTACGCTCATATCATTCCTTTAATGCGGACATTAGTGATTACACACTAACTTGTCAAGTTCAAAAAAAGGGGGGTTATATTTACCCACCCACCCCCGAGGGGTTAGCGGCAAGAAGGATTACTTCTTGGTCGCTTTACGAGCACGACGCGCTTTGCGGGCCATGTTTTTCTCCTTATCAGAGGAGGCCACCTACTTCATTATCGGGGAAGCAGCCACACCCGTTCCTTTGGGGGAATCTTACCGACGCGTACGGCGGCTACGTTTCATTTTTTTGTACATGGTTTCTCCTTGACTATCCCCTGCTAGACTGCCTTGCAACACGAACAGTATTCTTTGGAGTATAGGACTTAACACCTTGAATCCTATACTGTAAATTAGGTTGACCCTTGTTAATGGCTTGCGTAGATACGCGAGGCTGATCCGCAGTCGGACGGATGTTTTGCTGTTTAGCCATTATTCACCTACCGCTTTCAGTTGCGGCTTTTTTGCCTCTTGCTCTTGCGGTTGTTGCATTGCGGCAACGGCTTGCTTTTCTTCCATCTTTTTCAGCCTGTCTTTCAGTTCCTGTTTCATCGGCGGCTCAAGCAGGTCAAGCAAGGATTCCTTGCTGATTGCCTGGGCGTTAAATAGGTTGAAAGCCAGTTGCCGCAGATCCTCGGTGAAGATCGGGCTATTGCTGTGAGCATCCACCTTGACTACAAAATCCTTGGTGAATTGTTCGGCAATGAATGTCTTGCCATCAACATCCTTGAAGTGCGTTTTGTCGTATTGCTGCATCAGCTTCAAGTATTGAGTGGCAATTTTTTCCAGCGCATCCTCGACAATCAAAGCGCGTTTCTTGGCGCGGCTGGAACCAAGTCGGGCAAGCTGACTGGCATGGCTACTGGAGCGCACACCGGCCTCGCCTCGACCTTGCAGCACGTTGACAATGCCTGATGCTTCTTCAAACATCTGGTCAATCTCTCGGATTGACTCATAAAGATCGGGCGGCATATTTGGTGCCAGCTTCTCAATCTTTGCATTAGGCATGTCGGTAGAAAGCAGCCCACCAGCGCGATTTAGGGCAAAGTTTTTCTCATCTAGAATACCCGTAAAGCCCATTAGCGCCGTGGGCGGTGCTACCTGTTTAGTCAGCAGATCCAGAATCTCGGTCATACGACGATTCCGAAGGCTTTGCAGCATGACAAGACGCTGCACCTCTGACTGACCCCAAAAGTAGTCATACTGCGGATTGGGGCAAATCTGAATGAAAGGCAGTTCACCCTTCATAAAGACCTGCTCACCTGGCCGGTCATAAATAATAATATCCGGCGTAGCTTTGGTGACTACCTGATAATCCTTGATCTCATCATTCCAAATCCAGATCTCCTCCATCTCAACGGTATCTTCTGCTACACGCGCCTTGTAACGATTCTGGCCGTATAGATCAAGATTTACCGTGCCATAGATGGTCGGATTGGTTTGGCTCATCACAATACGGTCAACGCCCTCTGGAATCTCCGAAAGGGGCGGGTGATACGAAGTTGTGATGCGTTTGATGATTTCATCCCTACGAGGATGTGCGTAGAGGCGAGCATAGAGTTCTGACTTGGTGATGTAATACTTTTGCTTGACTGCCTCTTGACGATCGAGATACGGAACATCCTCTCGCAAGACGCCAAGGCCAGCCGGTTCCACCATGAACGGATGGATACCGTTGTTCCAAATCAGTTTGATGAATGTGGTGTTATACGTCAGCGCCCAAGTCAGGCAAGTGCTAAATACTTGGTCTGCGTTACTGTTGAGCCATTCATCATTGAGTGCTTGAGTGAGAACCGGAATTTTCTTGTGTTCTCCCTCTGGAACCGATGCGCCAAGATTGATGCTAAAGCGCGTGGTTTCTGCTGAATAAAGGAAACTACTAAGCTGGTCGATATGCGGATGAATCTTGTTAAACATCGCAGGGCTTTCTTCCGGCCCCGCGCCAAACAGATACCACGCCCTCAGACTTGAATAGTCACCTTTACGTTCTTCAAGAGATACATCGCACTTTTGTGCGATATCAAGATAGAACCTCTCACGTTCAACGTGATTGTGAGGAATCAGCATTATTCTTTAATTGCAAGGTTCTCATGGTCTTTAAGATACGACGCAACCTTGGGGCCTGTCAAGTTCCCTACAGTTTGCGGCGTAACGCTGACAGCCTCATCTTTGACGGGTTTAAACATATTTCCCTTTATGATGGACTGCATATTGAGATTCTGGTATCCGTTACCCCAAATGGCGGCGTCACCAGGGCGCGGCTGCTGGATAGCCGGAATATCTTTGGAAGTCTTGGCATTATTGCGCGTGTAGTAACCGTTCTGCGCCTCACCCTCTCTGGCAGACTTAATGTCGGTCATTTTAAAGTCTGAGGCAAGATTGTTCAGCGTCCGATCAGTTTTCTTGGTTCTGTCAGACTTATAAGCCGGAGCCTTTAGATAGACTCGCATAATGTCATCAACGCACCCCTGCGGACACTGCGGGTAATAACCCTCAAAATAACCATGCTCAACACATTTGAAGTCTTTAAGAATACGCGCCATCACTTTCTCCTTAATTGCTCATCAAGATTCTGACGGGAATAGTCATTCCGGTTTGCTACGCCTAACTGCACCTTCAAGTTACCATTTACTAACGATATACGGTTACTTTTAACTAACCTTAACTGTGGTTCCTTACGATACTGTATAAACCTAGTCTTATCCTTATTCTGCATTATTATTACTTCACCATTAACAACAGACTTATATGCTTTACTAACCCTGCGTTGGGTTATCTCTGTCATAGGGTGGGTTTCGTTTTGGAATACATTGACGATAGTATTTTTGGATAGTCCAGCCAGTTCAGCGAACAGATCAATGGACATAGCCCTGTTTGGGTCTGCAAGAAAGCGTTTAACCAGTTGCAGCAGTTCTGCTTTAGGTATGACTTGCATCATTGGTTGATGCCTAGTCTTTGCAGGTAATTGGAAACGGATCTTTGACCGGTCTGGACAATGGCACTATCCTTTCCTTCCTGCTTGTCTTTGGCTCTGGCAGCATCCCTGGTCAGCCTACGCATGATGAGTTGAGGTTGAACCTGCTCGGCATAGGCGGCACAGGCTAGAGCAGTGGCAATCACCCGATCGTCCTTGTTCCTGCCGGAAGCCTCGATCGTTCCCCCGTCACGAATGATGGTTTTCATTTCCTCGAGCAGCTCGGTGCTATACACCGCCATCATCCCACGCTCAAAGTAGTCCTTCATGTAAGCCATCATGCGCTCTTTGGTCTGACTAGTGGTCATCCAATGAATACTGTTGCTGACACCGGACATATTGTCGTTTCTGCGCCACATATAGTTCCGCATGTGAGCCAGAACATCCATCAGATCCCTGCCCATGCCACCGCCCATAGCAATGGCCTGACGCTTCAGGTTTTGAATCTCATTGATGACCGCCTGACCTGGCCCATTGACCTCTAGGTTCAATGTGGAGTTCTTATACGCGCCGGCAAGGTGGGCAATAACCCAAGCAAACTGGAAAGTATTTAATTCGCTGGTAGCGAACTCACAGACCTGTTCCAGACCGTCTGCATAGGCTCTGAACACCTGTATGCAGAAACGATCCTTCCAATCACTGCTGCCATAGGCCGGATCTGCCCCAATCACATACCAGCCATCATCGACAGGCTCCTCCCATACGGTCAGGGTAGCCAATCGTTCAGTAGATTTGATGCACTGCGTATCCTGAAAGTTAGCCCCCATGCTGTAGCGGTAGTAATCGCAATTTAACTTCTTGGCGATCTTCATCGCATCAGTGCAGCGGGAAGTCGAGAAGAAACTGGTTCCCGTCATAATGAAGGCATAGTCCTCGGTCGGAGGAAACTCCTGATACATCAACTGATCGTCCTTGATGCCCTCATACATTTTCCACCGCCACCATGCCATCTGGCGGCTATTGATCTCTACCTGATACAGCTTCTTGATATCCCTAGTCCATTCCTTCTCCTCTGGACTTAGCTTCCCATCCCAATAAGTTTTGTAGATAGGATCGTCGGCAGAAACGGAATAGAACTGATTACGCCACCACCCGCAGAAGATAGCCCTCTGCGTTCTGGCACGTTTGGCAGTGACATACATATCG